TCTGCATGATTTAATTCTCCTGCTTTCATCATTTTAACAAGATTCATCATTTGGCTCATGCCAAAGTATGTACGACCGTGTGCGTCTAATACCTGCCCAGTTACAATTGCTTTGTCATTGCTTAATGTTTCACCTGGTACAATGACGTAATTAAAACCGCGCCGTTCAAACACAGCACGGTTCCATTCTTGTAACTGTAATGTATATCGTGCCTTGTATGGTTCAAGACCCATATAATACAGTTTACGCATTTTCCTCTACTTTCGTTATTTCAAGATCACAATCGATAATCATTTCACAATCACCAAATATCCATCCTTCTTCTTCAAGGTCTAACCAACTGTTACCTTCGTCAAAGAAATTTTCTAACCATGCCTGAGTTTCATCATCGCATTCATCAAAATCATGCTCTTCCCAACAGCCATCAGTTGTTTCTACTAATTCTGTTTCATATTCACAGTTATAGATATCTACACCTGCTTCTATGTTAGGAGGATTATCATCATCAGTGTGAACTAAGAATTCACCCCAACGCCAACCAGTCTCGACAACTAATTCGTTACCGTCTTTACTAATGTATTGACGTTCAATGATTGATTTTTTCCAAGTAGGTTTTACACTCCAGGTCGCCATAGTTATTTGCTATCCTCAATCCAATTATTTTTAGGTTGTTTACCTGCAAGCTGCTTTGTATGTTGACGATACGAAAATTGTTTCATATCATACAAATGTGATTCATCAAAAATATACCCATAGTCTACACAGAACTCTTTATATTTTTCCAAATCTTCAAAGATTTGACGAACTTTAGGGTTAGGTTGAAAATTATATTTTTTAGACATTTTTTATTTCCTTTATATTGCAATTGATTGATAAGGTTTATTTAAATTATAATGTATCTCGCAGCCATTTTCATTATCTTCGGATACATTGATTATTACATTTCGGTTTGGATACCGATCTGCAATTCTTAAGTACAAGTCATCGGCAATCATTTCGCATGATTTGTAGTCCAATGACAGACAATTTTGTTCCCCTGAATACAGTGCTTCCAACCATCGTTTGAATTGGATGAACTCGATATCACGGTCATTGTGCCATACGTCGATTGACACCCTGAAGTGAAAAATATGACGATGGGGATAACCAAGAAAGCTAACATCACTGAGTTTAGGCTCTTCCAGTGCTGCAGGATATTTGTGTATACCTTCTTTTTGAAAAGTAACCCATATTTGTCTTTGAGCTTCATGCATTACCCTTTGTATTTTTTCTCTTTCACTTTGAATCATCTATCATCTCCGTAATCCAAATGTTCATGATCATGTTCCCATTGTAATTTGTTTAAACGACTTATTTCATCTTTAAGCTGTAATTTTCTTTTTTTCATCTCAGTAAGTTTTTCAACTTCAGTATGAGGATGATTTTTTTCCATATCATCAATCTGTTTATTTAAAACTCTATGCATTTCTTCTAAGTGTTGAATTTTAGCTTTGTACATGTTAATCCTCAATATTATTTAAAATTGCAGTATCATCTAAATGATCTTCTTGTTGATATTGTTCTTCAATCGTTAACACCGGTTCAACCTTTTGTTCTGTTTTAACTTCAATAAAATTTTCATCCCAAACAGTGTTTGAATTTTTTGCTTTTTTACCACTAAAACCTTGACTACCGCTTTTAAATTGTCTCCAGAACCAATCATATTCCTCTATTTTATCTAAGGCACTTTGTCTGTCTTTCATAGATAAAATTTCTTCAACTACATCTTTAAAAAAGATACGGTCAAATTCTTCATGTACAAGCATTTTGGGAATAACATTATCTTCATATTTTCTATTTGCTTCCTGTACTGCAACCATATGCTGATATACATTATGACTTTGTATTAATGTGTAACTTAATGTATCCCAACTTGTTTTAGTTTCCTTATTATGTTGTCCAATAAATCCTTGACCTCTGTAACACAAATCACGCATTGTCATATTAGCAGTTATCGGACTATCAGTAAACACTTTGTGGATACCTTCAGCTAGTACGGCATCCTTAAATTTGCGATTATCTGTAGCATAGTTTTTCTTTTCTGCCGTCTTTTCCATTTGATAAGACCATTTACCTCTATTTTCAAATGTATTATTAAAGTATGCTAACCCTTTTGCAGCACTGTAAAAGGGGCTTGCACAATCAAAACTAATAACCACATTAGGGTTGACATGTTTCCTTAATACCTTTTGTACATCTGTAAAAATTAATGCCCATTCTAATATAGATGTGCCAAGGCAATGAATCCAATCGTGTACTCCAGGTTGGAGTAAATCATCATGGATAATATGTACCAAACGTTTAAGAAAAAGACTGATATCAATTTTTGTCTGTCCTCCGAATGCCCAACCATTAAAATGATTATCAGGGTATACTTTAGGATCACAATAATCCTTCATCTCCTGATACCATTCATCACTTTGTGTATGATTACGACCTTGTAACACATTTAAGAATTTGCATTTACCACTGCGATTCTCAATAAAATATTTGTTATTGATATGTGTGGCAGTGATAGCATCTTCAATTGTCTTTATGCCATGAACACTGTTACCATTCTTATCTTTGAGATGATAAGTAGTTAATGATTGAGATGGTATATCAAGAACCATGCCATAGTCCATATATGTATCCATCCACTTCAATACTTGTTCACGCTTCTTCATAGCACGTGGGCAATCAGGATTCTTCCAATCTGCAGGCCATTGACCTTTTAGAATTTGAAACCCACCACTATCACCTAATAGGAATGTACCACTCTCTCGTTCATGTACAATGCTTTCACTATTACCTTGTTTTTTAGGATCAAGTTCAGCATGTCCTGCACTGTATAATGCCCACTTATATGGGAACAATGCTTTCTGACTATTAAGAAAATTTAATCCTTCTAGGTCAGGAATACCTTGTGGTATACGCTCAGGTTGAAAATAGTTCTCACCCTTACGTTGCTTACCCAACCCAGTAATATAAAATGTACTGAGTGCGGGTAAGAACAGTGCCCATTCAGGGTTATGTTTACTAGTTAAATCGTCTTTTTCCATTAGGGTGCTTGATATGCTTGTGGTTCTTCATCAACATTTTTATCTTTTTTGATTAATGCTTTAACCATTTCAAGTTGATTTTGTTTTTCTTTAATTTGATTAACTAAATCATTAATAGCAGGATTAGTTTTAGCAAGTTCTTCTAACTCTAATTCTTCGCGGCGCTTTCTTCTAGCCCACTCTAATGCCATTTTTGATTCGTAACTTAAATCAATTGACACAGTATCATTAGGTATATTAACCCAATTCATACCATCGTTTACTTGAAAATTTTGTGATGCTGGATCAAATTTAATCATACCTGCACCAGAGTACGTTGAATTAATAGGGGTCATAAATGATGTGCCACCTTGCACAGTTACATCCATGCTACCTGAATAGATTGATTTAATCATATTATTTTGATTGTGCTAGTATTAAATAACGATATAATCCTATACCACTATTAATTGTAATTTCTAAAATACCCTTATCTGCTATAGCAATTTTTTTATCTCCTGCCATATTTAAAACTTGAATGACAAGATTTACAGGAAATTCTAGTGTTCGTGATAGTGTTCCTGAAATATTAGGATAGAAAACAAAGTTACCACTGTGTGTTGCAGGATCACCAAAATAGATTTTTAAGTTATCATTTTCTATCTTTATTTTAAAATTTTCTTGATCACTGTTAGCTTGCGCCTGTTTTTTCAAACGATTGATACCTTCAATAGTAGGTTCAAACTCTATATTCCATAATGCACCTTTGAAGGAAACATTTCCAACTTTTTCATTAACAATGCCTGCACTCATTAATCTATAGTCATTAACAAAGTCACCAACTTTATTTTCAAAGTGTATTACTTTAGGAATATTACTTTCATAGGATGTATGTATTTTTGCATTCTCATCATATTCATCAAAACCAAGAATTGTTTTTAGTTTATCTAGATTAGGCATACCAAACGTACCAATGAAGTTTGGATCAGGAGTTAGTAATTGTCCTTCTATAACTATTCTTCCATTTTTATCTTGAGATACTGCAGAAAAATTTGTAGATGTATCTGTACCAACAATTTTTATTACGTCAATAGCTGCTAGCCCATGAATATGAGCTATTAAGTCTTGTAAATTATCCTTCATTATTTTCTCCTTTAAAGTATTTAGGAATATATCTTACGTATTATAGTGGAATTTATTGCAAAAATCAAAACTAATTTAACCTATTGTAAAAAAATCATCAAAAGCTGTGCTTACATCTGTACTTTGTCTAATATCCCATTCTAGTACACCAAGCAAGTTGTCTATTTTCTCATCAATTAGTGTTTGTTCCATTGCTGCATCATCAAAAGGTAATTCTGTGAACCAAGTTGGCAATCGTAATTCGTCAGTTGGATAAGCAATACTTGTAAATCCTAGTGGATTTGGTTTTAACTTACATACAACAATTTTCATACCATCAACAATTTTTTGGCTGTAGTTGTCGCTGTTAGCCTGACGTAATGTGTTCCAGTTTAATGCTGCTCTCACATGTCCAGGCATGTTTGCTTTACCTTGTGCTTTTTCTTTCTCACTATATGCTGTAAGATTATTGACACCTTTTGGAGATCCTTTAGTCCAACTATCTTGCTTGCGCATGTAGTTTTTAAATTCTTTTACCATTACAACAACTTCATTACGATCAGCACCGTCTAATACCCTTTCTAATACACTCATTAGAAAGTCTTGCACGTATTTAGGCGTGTCTGCACGTTTTAAATCAAGACCCATAGCCTTAATTTGTCCTGTATTACCATTTACGTCTTTACGTTTACCTTCTTTGTCATAGATGTTTATAGCATATCGTTTCTTTGTGATAAAGATACTACGTTCACCAATCAATTCACGACCTGCTTTAATAATAGCACCATTTTTTCTTGTTGTATGAAATGCACGTTCCATAAATGCAGGAAAACTCTCATTTACCTGCTCTGCAATATTGTCATATAGTGTTATACAAAGTTCTTTGTTCCATTGTACTTCACCGTTTGCAATATCATCTTTCAATATAGGAAGTGCAGAGAAATAGCAACTATCAGTATCACCGTATACAATAGCAGCACCGTCATGATTATATTCTCCTGCAATACATTCGTTAATTTGACTCATCATGTGTTTAGTAATCTGACGACCACACAACGTAACACTCTGTCCTATTCGTTTATCATAAAAACGACAATGCTCATTTAATAGTGCGCCATATGCAGAGTTGAGTAGAATCTTTCGGACTAACTGACGTTTATCCCAATACTCTTTGTCATAGTCGGTTGTTGATTCTTTTAGTTTCTTCTGCATTTCTTTACGATCACTATACCAGCGTGACAGTAGACCGGGAATCACGCCTTCTTGTTCGTAAGTAAATATTGTACCATTAGCACTAAGCATCCAAGGTTTATGACTATCAAATATCATCTTCCAAACTTCGGCAGCACTCATTTCAGTACTACGACCATCTTCAAAGTCAACAGTTAACATAGTACCGCGTTCTTGATTCATAATAGCAGTGTATTCTAATGCACCGAATAAGCCTTCCCATAAGATAGCTCCAGTAACGTCATCGTCACCTTCTTTATATCTTTTCTTTTGGCTAGCAAGAAGCTTGCCTTTTTCTCTCATGTATTGTTCTGTGAGGGTTTGTCTAACTTGACCGACGATTGTTTCTGGCGCCATGTTAAGGGCTCTAATAACCGAGGGATAGAGCGAGTTGATATCAACTGCTCCGACGTATTCGTGCATTCCCCTTTTCGGCGTAGCAACATAGGCACCTGCTGCGGTTTGTTCATCATTGTGATCCTTTCGTGATTTATCGGGAACTACTAAACCTCTTTCGTGTGCTTCATTAAAAATTGCTTGCTCAATCATTGCAACTGAACCCATAACTGTTGGCAACAGTACAGTGTTTTCGTGTGCCAGTGCATTTGCTAAATCTAAGAACTTAAGTTTGTTGTGAATTTTAACCAACAACATAGTATCTTGACGATTATACTCTAAGAACTTTTCCCAGTCTTTGTTATATAACTGATCAAGTGTGCCTTCATACTGTGTTTTGTTTTCACCAACTTCCATCTCACCGATGAAGTCTAGTTTATAACTGTGGCGACTTTCATAATTATACTTTTTGTATAATTGCAAATAGTCCATATGAATTCTTCCGATCAAGTCAAATGTTTGTTCTTCTTTACCGAATCGTTCATATGTTCGTGCTTTAGGCAATTGACCCATCAGACAAAACTTGCGTGTGTCATCCTTGCTCATTACACGTGTGACACGATTTACCATATAAGGTATATCATATCCTTCTGAGTTCCAGCCAGTCATTACATCTGCATCTTCAATTAACTGAAAGAATGTTTCAAACATTTCAGTTTCAGTTTTAAACAACAGTGTATTCTCAAATTTCTTTGTTATTTCCCATGCAGTTTCATCACTCATGTGTCGTGGTGCAATACACAATGTGATTAATTGATCCAACCAATCTAAGTATAACGAAATCGCTGTCACTGGATTGAAGGGATCACTAGTTGGACTAAACCCCTTTTCAGGATCAAAGTCAACCTCAATGTCAAAGAAGCATGTATGAAGTTTTGGTGGCTCTACATTTAAGTAATTGTCACTGAGGCAACGAAAAACTACGTTGATATCACTCTCAAATAGTTTCTTGCTGTTTTGTATTCTACGTTCTTTTTCAAATTCACCACGCTTGCGTGAACTAAAACGACTTACTGGGTCACCATAGATACTACGATATTTACCTTTAGGATCACTGTAATAGAATACATAATTTGCAGGATATTCACGATAGGCCCGTTTACCTTCTGGTGTTCTTTCTACAACATAAATTTTATCGCTATCGCGGTCGTGTATTGCATCAACATAACTCATATTTGTATTTTATTATTTTCTATTGAAAAAGTCAACAACATATTCGCACAATCTTGCGAAAGATAAACATCCATAAAGTACTATCCACATAAAAACTGCCATACCCATCCAGTAACTTAGAATAGTTAATGCAATCATGTAAGCATCCTTACCAACCCAATCGTATCAATGGTGGTGAGCAGGATATAGTTAGCCAGCATGCCAAAGGATTTACGACTCCAAGCAGCCCAAGCATACATAGCACAACCAGTAATCCAAACAGGATATAGAATAAGGAGTGGAGGATTGGGTACCGTAAACGCCATTGCGATGGCGCATCCAATAGAAAGTGCCCAAGCAAGGAGCTCAACAACAAAACGTATACGGTTTGATGTCCAATCATCTTTTATCCAAGTAAATATACCTGATACACAATCTATCAAAGCGTTTTGCCTACGGTCGTAAGGATAGTTTCTAAGAGTTCTTGCTCTTGTTGAGTTTTTCCGAATTCTGCTTTGTGTGCCACACGGATAGCTTTTTTAAGTACGCTTGGTTTTACTTCTAATTCTTCTGCTACTGCTTTGATAGTGTCGCTTAGTCCACCATTAAGTGTTTCAACTTCGTGCATAACTTGCATGCCTTCGTTGATGAGTTGTGTTAGTTTAAGTTTTTGTTCTGCGGAAAAGGTTCTATTATCCAATTGAGACTCCTATAAAAATGAATGTTAATTATATACTATTGTTTGCAGTGTTTGCAAGTTTTTGTTTATCCAATACCAGTTTCTTAACTAGTTTTGGCAACCCTGGGTTAACATGTAATGCGTGTGGCAACATTTCATGTCTGATATAGTTACGAATGTATTTGGTATCAGTATTAGATTGATCTTCAATCCAACCACATTCATGTCTTTCTGCCCAATCAATTAAATCTGCTTTTGATGTAGTAAGAAACGGGCGTAATACATTGTTTCGTTGTGAAGGAATAACTTTTGGATTACCATGCATACATGACCAAATATATGTTTCTACGCAATCATCTAAATGATGCGCAGTAACAACTGGATCTTTAAATGACTCTAAAAACTTATACCGTTCATCACGCCAAAACTCTTGACTACTTACACCATCTGGATATGGTTTAGTTAAATGTCCAACTACCAGTGGTAACTCTCTTGCACCAGCAAAGTCTTGCACAAAAGTATGTGCCCAATCACTTGTTTTTGTACCATGATGAAAGAATGCTAATGTTACATCATGTTTCCTACGCAAGAAATCAGCAACAGCTACACTATCCACACCGCCGCTGAATGCGATAACTACTTTTTTGGGTAAGGGAAAGAGTAATTTGATCATCTATATAGTATAGCATAGATGTGTAAAATAAACAACTACTTTTGGTTACAATAGTTTTGCTATTTGTTGTGATAGTTCTTCACTTCTAGGAGCGTCTGGTAAATCATTATCCTTAATTGGACGGACTCCGGTTATTTCTGCAAGTTCATTTTGCATGAATCTTTTTATAAATTGGTTTGGTTCAGCAGGTCCATCAGCATCAACAAATTTTCTATTAAGACTCAATATTGCATGATCTGCACCATGTTTACCTGTCAATACAACGATATCACCGCCGTGTTTAATTTGTAATGCTCTAGCGAAAATAACACAGCCGCCGTCAAATGGTCCAGAATCAACAGAATTTATCAACAAAGAATATATTTTGTTTTTGTTTCTACCAGGAAACGATTCTATTATAAATTCGTTTGCTCTCATTTAAATAAACCCTGTATCCAGTGCCTCTAAATTCTTTTCTAATTGCCAACGATTTTTAGGAAATTTATTGATGTAAGAATTTAACATATTTTCCCAGCTATCGCCCATTCTTGTAATAATGGTTGGACCTGCTACAGGATTATCTCGCTCATCCATTATTTGACCATATTCAAAATCTATATCCAAATCATCGGAATCGGCCACTTCATCCCAATCGTAACCAGCATAGTCACTTGATTGACGGGCATAATCCATAGCATCATCATCGCTTCTTACTGGTTGATCATCAATAGAAATACCAAAATGTAGTTGATATTTTTCTCCAGGGTATTTAGGCTTTTTTGGTATTGCAATAAGTAATGGTGCGATGCCATAATAATATTTGAACATATTATTACCTTTAGTAGCAGCAGTACACCAGCGTGTGCCTTGTCCATAGTAACATGAAGCATGTACATCTTCTGGTACAATTACACGCCAATTTTCATCATCATATAATGTAAATGCACGACCTTTATCTTTTAGTTCTGCTTTATCAGGATCTTCGTATTCATCCATTACGCCCATAAAATCTGCAAAGCTACTATAACGATTTACATCATTGCGTGGACTAGGAATTTTCTTACGCATGTTTAATTTATAGAATTTTTCTAAGTAAGGATGAACTTGACTTAGTACATCTTCAAACTTAAATGTAGGATCTTTTGCGTATAATCTCACTAACCAAGCAACAAACTGTTTGTTTGGTGTAGGATCAGCCTCTTGGAATCTATCAATACCAAATTCAATTATCTCATTTGGATTTATATTTTGTAATGGATCATCACCGTATATTCTTTGTACGGTTCTGTCATTTATCATTTTCTGATATAACGCTTGACCTAACTTTTGTATAGTTACATCACGCCTGTATTCAATTATAAATTCATTTGCTCTCATTTTATTCCAATCAATAACCAAGCAGCGTAATCAGTTTCTGGGTCAGATAAATTTAATTTGTCTGTGTGTAGTATTTCGGACATACGATATGTATTGGCAAAGTCGTTAAAATTTTTAAATTGTGTAACTGCTTTTAAATCATTTGTTCTAGCTTGTAACATAACCAATGTACCGTCTGGTATATTATAAAACCAATCTGTACCTCTTATATTCATGCAACTAAAACAAACTACTAAACCATTGTTACCTAATTGTCTATAGTCAAGTTCGTTTGCATCTGCATACATTGGTTCAATGTTTTTAATACCTAATTTAGTAATTGTTTCTTCACTTGCTTGTAATGCTTTTTTATCTTGTTCAACATTAACAATTTTATTAAACTTAAAATAATTCTTAAGTAATGCAAACATGATACTTATGTTACCATACCAACTGCCAATAACATAAATTGTATCAAACTTATTTTGTATCTTACTTAATGCATGTAAACTCCACAGTCTAGCTAAGTTAAGACCTTTGCCATAACTTCCTTTGCTTGTGTTTGGGTTTACTTCACTAATTCTCATTCGGACCTCAACCATATTACAAAAGGATCATTTACTACAATAGTTCCATCGGATCTTTGCATATAATTACCGGAATGTAAATCTATGTTATATCTGTTTTTTGCGCCAAACATCGCAACATCATGTACAGTTTGTAGTAAGTTTTTTGCTCGTTTTAGCCCGCCTAAATAGTCTACAACTTGTTTTACTGTGTAAGGTTTAAAGTAGTCTATTTTTTCATCATAATAACCTTTTTTTGCCAAGTACTCAAAAGCAGCATTTATGTCACCTTGTGATATCTCATCTATTACAGTTTCAAGATAATTTACAATGTTCTTTACTTGATCGGTTACTTCTTGCAATGGTTCCATTCTAGCTTGTATATAATTTTTGCCATAGAATTGAAAACTTTCAAAGCCACTGAATTTTGGTAAATTTGGATTATTTTTATTAGCATTGCAATACTTAATCCAATCAATAAACATTCTTTGATCAGGACTAAAATCATCAATATTCTTTCTATAACCAAAAATAATTAATGCTTGACCTGTACTTGGTTCTAAGTATGCTTGTTTATCAATGCCACTACCTAAATATTTGTAGCCTTGATCTATTAGTGCTTTACGAACGCCACCATGAATCTCACCAGCCATTTCGCTCACAGTGGTAGAATTAATACTGACTCCTTTGTTTTTCATTAACCTAAGTAGATTTTTAGTAACTCCATATTCTAAGTCTTTTCCGAAAAGAGGAACAGTAAATAATATACCTAATGAGTCCTTCCAAATATCATGACTGCCTTTTTTTCTGCCAGTTGGTTTAAAACCCATTGCCGATAGAATTTTTTTTGCATCTTTAATGGTAATAGTAGGACTAGTAGACTCTGTGGTTGTATCTTCATCCACTACAGACTTTCTAAGAACCATAAGATCACTACCACTAAAGGCTATTTTTTCTTGTGTTTCTGGACTTAATTTACTAATATCAAATTGTTTGTAACCTACAGTACTTGCAAATCGTTTTATTAAATTCTGATACACTTTACTACGGCTGGCGCCCTTTGCACTGAATACTAGTATTTTAGGTTGATATCCTTGTAGATATTCACGAAATGCTTGTAACACTGTTCCTAATACTCTGTTAGCATCACCACCACCAGTCATGTCATAACTATCGTTGCGACTAAATTCAACTTCAACCATATCATCAGAACCTAATATTGGTGTGAATTTAA